GCCGCGGGCCTGCATGGCGCGGGTGGTGGCGTCGCGCTGGATGCCGGCCTGGTTCTCGACGTCGGCGGCGGCGGCCGCGGCGCGGTCGGCCTGGCGGGCCTCGTTGTCCCAGGTCGCGGCCTCGTCGACGAACTGCTTTTCGAGGGGCTGGAACTCGTCCTTGTAGCGCTGCTGCTCCGCGGTCGCGAAATCCATCTGCCCCTGGGCGAAGGGGTTGACCATGGCGTCGAGGGCGGCCTGGCGCTCCTGGGAGACGGCCCACTGGCCTTGGGCGAAGTCGAGCCAGTCCTGGCCGAGCTGGTTCTGCTGGAGGGCGATGGCCTGGGTTTCGGTGTCGGGCGCCTCGCCGACGCCGAGTCCCTCCGACAGCGGATTCTCGTTGAGGTAATCGTCGATGCGCTGGTTCGAGGCGTCGAGCGCCTTGGTGACCTGGCGCTTGACCTTGCCGGTGTGCTTGAGGAATTTTTTCCCGAGCTTCGCCGATTTGTCGGCGTACTGGTCGAGCTTCGCGGCATACTTGTCGAATTTGGCCATCTGGTCCTCCTATCGGGCGCCGCCGCGGACCAGGATCGCGCTCTGGACGGAGCCCAAGGCGCGATAGAGGTCGGCGACCTGCTTCGACAAGGCGTTGAATTCGGCGGCGGTCGGGGCGCCGGCGACGGTGATGCCGGTGACCGGGGTCTGGAGCGGCGCCAGGCCGCGGAGGTCTTCGAGCCGGACGGCGGCCCGCGGCATGGCCTGGGCCGAGCGCGAGCCGTCGAGGACGTGCAGGATCTCGTTGTCCTTCTCGGTGTAGCCGGTCCTGGTTTCCGGTGAGCCGGTGACGCCGTGGGCGGTGGGTTTTGCGGGCATTATGCAGCCTGTGCCTGCTTAATCTCGTCGACGGTGCGGGCCATCGTGATTTTGTCGATGGGCACGTCGGCATAGACGTCGAGGGCCCATTTCCGGCCGAGGAACCCGCCTGGGAGGCGCTGGACGCGGTCGCGGCGGCCGATGGTGGCGACGCGGACGTCGTTGCAGTAGACGCCGAGGCTGAAGGTGCCGCCGGCGGGGGCGGGGATGGCGAGGAGGTTGTCGCCGCCGATCGAGTCGCCGTTGATCGAATAGCTGTTGATGGCGCCGGTGGCGGTGCCGGCGACGATCATGGCCTGGTTGGCCGCGATCAGGGCGTCGATCGCCGACTGCTTGGCGGTGACCTCGAGCTCGCTGAAGCCCTCGCCGCTTTCGACCAGGATGCAGCCGAAGTTGTCGTCGATCGGCATGTAGTAATCCTTGGAGCGCCAGTAGTAGAGGGCCGGGGCGCCCTGCTCGGGGTCGAAGCGGTAGACGTTCTTGCCGTCGGTGGCGAGATAGAACAGGTCGCCGGACGGGGTATCGAAATACCACGAGCGGGCGAGGGTGGCAGTGCGGATCAGGTAGGCGACCTCGCCCGAGGGGTCGATGATGATCGAGCCGGATTTGGGATTGTCGGTGATCGGGTCGACGCCGTCGAAGGAGCCGATGAACCGGCCGTGATACTGGCCGGCGCGGATGCCGGCGGGGTTGAGGGCGCGCCAGTCGCGGGGGTTGAACAGGTTATCCGAGACCAGGCCGACCTCGCCCGAGCTCTTGGCGATGGCGAGGCCGTCCGGCGCCGCCCAGGCGATGGCGTAGCCGAGGTCGACGATGCCGAAATCGGCGATGCCGGGGAGGTTGGTTTCGACCTTCGACATGGACATGGAGGAGGGCGTCGTGCCGGCGGCGCGCCACGGCTGGCCTTCGGTGATGACGACGAGCTGGACGTCCATGGCGCCGAGGCCGACGATCGGGGCGTCGACGGTCTGGGCGTACACTTCCGGCCAGGCGTGGGGCAGGTAGGGCTCGCAGAAATAGAGCTTCTTGCCGACGAACCCGGCCATGATGCCGTTGGGCATGGCGGTGAGGCCGATGAGGCCGGCCGGCGGCCCGTTCCAGGTCCGCGAGGGCAGGCGCTCGGCGAACTGCGTCACCGGGATGTTGTCGACGAAGTTGGCGGCCGAGGCGGCGCGCTCGGCGACGAAGTACAGATCCGTGCCGGCCGAGCCGGTCTGGGTCCGGTAGAAGCGCTGCAGGGTGATGTTGCGGCCGCCGGGCGGGGCGCTGATGGTCGACAGGGTGACGGTGATGCCGGCCTGCCAGTTGATCGGCAGCGAGATCGGCGAGGGCTCCGACTCCTCTCCGAAGGCGGTGACGTAGGTGTAGACGTAGTTGCGGACGGTGACCTCGCCGGCGCCGGCACCGGATGGGGTCAGGGTCGGCGCGGTCACCGGGGCCGGCACGGCGAGGTCGTAGGTGGTGCCGCCGACGATCATCTTCGGCACCTGGCCGACCTGGGTGACATAGAGGCGGTCGGCGTCGACCGGGCCGGGGACGGCCCAGGCCTGGCTGGTCCAGCCGAGCCAGTCGGGCCCATGGCGATAGACGGTCTGGTAGTTGGGCGTGCCGGGGAAGGTGTGCTCGGCCTTGGGCACGGCGAACGGGGCCAGGCCGCCGTCGTCCATGCGCAGCTCGATGGCGTCGTTGGCGGCGTGCGGGGGTAGCAGGCGGTTGATGATCCGGGGCTGCTCGCCGGTGAAGCCGGTGATGGTGATGATGCTCATTCCCGGCCTCAGAGTTTGATGTAGAGCGTCCCGAGCGCGATGAACGGGCCCATGTTGTTGAACGGGGTGTCGCTGCCGGTGTTGTCGCTGGTGCCGGCGAGGGTGACGGCGTGGGTGTGGGTGCCGGATGCGGCGATCGGGTGGGTGTGGGCGGCCTCGTTGTTGACGGTGACGCTGTGGGCGTGGTTGCCGATGCTGGCGCCGCCGGTGCCGCCCGTGACGTTGTGGGCGTGGTTGCCGGCGTTCGCGGCAAAGAAGCCTTGGCCGGTGCCGCCGGACGAGCTGCCGGGCTGGATTACGGTATTCGGACCACCGCCCTGGAACTTTGCGTCAGAAACCTCCTGAGAATTGGCGAAGATGTCGGTGACGCTATGAGAGTGGGTGCCCTGGGCGTCGGTGGTGCCTGAGACGGCGTGGGTGTGGTCGCCGGTGGCGCCGGTCGATGCGCCGTGGGTGTGGGCGGTGCCGGCGCCGGTATTGGCGCCGTGATTGTGGTCGCCGCTGGCGGTGGCGGTGCCGCTGCCGGTCGGCGAGCTGAGGACGTGGTTGTGGACCGGCAGGTTGGCGGTGACCAGGACCCGGGTTTCGCTGCCGCCGGTGGCGCCCGGGGTGCTGCCGTCGGGGCTGGCGGTGGTGGTCAGGCGGGCCTTGGCGCCGGCGCCGGCGTTGTCGAGGCAGATAAAAGCGCGGCCGGCTGCATCGGGCAAAGTCAGCCGTTTGTTAGCCGCGAAGTCGGCGGCGGCCGAGGCGCCGCGCGCACCCGGGAGGACCGGGCACTGTGCGTCGGCGAAGGTCGACCAGAGGAAGGTGAACAGGGGCTCGGTGTCGGCGCTGGCGCGCTCGGTGCCGGTCGAGGCGGCATTGCCGATGGTCAGGCCGTTTGCTCTTACCCAGCCCGTCAGGACCGCGTTGCCGGGGCGGTATTTGGTATCGCCGGGCTGGTTGGCGAGGGCGGCGGCGGCCTCGGCGGCGGCGATGCGGCCGACGATTTCGTTGAGGGCGGCGACGGTGAGGCGCTCCTGGACCAGGTCGCCGGCGGCGAAGGTCTGGGCGAGGGTGCCTTCCTGGGCGCGGAGGACGGTGAGGACGTCGCCGGTGCGGGCGGTGCAGCGGACGATTTCGAGGAACGAGGCGGAGCGCAGGGTGACCGGGAACCAGTCGCCCGAGCCGCCGGCGATCGACGGGAACTTGCTGCCCTGGCCGGCGCCGACCGAAAGCGAGAGGGCGGCCGGGCCGATGCCACCGGCGAGGATGGCTTCGGCGTTATTGGCGAATAGGACCTGGGCCATTTAGCAGCCTCCCTCGCGGATGCGGATCCTGACGTCGACCTCTTTGGTGCGGAGGCCGACCGTGGTGACCAGGACGTGGATCAGGGCGGTTTCGCCATCGTCGCCGCCGGATAGCCAGAGCTTGACCATGGTGTCGGTGAACCCGACGGAGTCGATCACCAGGTTCGAGGTGTCGTCGACGTCGAGGGTGGCGGTTGCGGAATTGAGGGTGTCGCCTTCCGAGAGCCAGCGGTCGACCGGGTTGGCGTAGTCGAGGTCGTAGTCGAGGACGTCTTCGGGGTCCTTGACGAAGGTGTTGTCGGTCATAGCCCCGAGCCCTCCCCCTTGCGCCGGTCGCGGCCGACGGTGATGGGCGCGCGATCGCGGCCGACGGTCTGGACCTTTTTGCGCACCTGCGGGGCAGAGGCGCGGAAATCGGCGCGCACAACGATGCCGCGGTTGCGCGCCGCCGGCGAGAACAGTTGCTCCAGCAGCTCGAGCTGGTCGACCAGGTGGAGGAGGAGCGGGTCGGCACCGACCTTGACCACCGCGACGCGGGCGGCGGCGCTGTCGATGGTGGCGAGGATGGCGAGGGTGTCGGCGAGGTCGCGGTTGGCGAGGACCGGCGCGGCGACCTCGGTGAGGAGGATGCTGAGCTGGTCGGTGAGGTCGTTCATCCAGAACATGCCGACCGGGCCCTCGGTGAGGGTGACGGTCAGGGTGTCGGCGGCGAGCAAGCCGACCGGCGCGTCCGCGCCGGCCGACGAGATGCTGGTGGACGAGATGGGCGCGAAGCTGGTCATGCCGGGGTGACCGTGATGCTGATGGTGAGCTGCCACGACTGCGCGCTGGTCTTGGTGCCGAGGTTTTCGACCTTGCGCGAGAGCATGACGCCGGCGGCCGCGGCGTTGAACAGTCCCCACTCCTCCCAGGCGAAGTTGGCCTCGGCGGTGGTGAACAGCGAGCGGTAGGTGGCGACGTTGGCGGCGAGGAGCGGGTAGGTCGGCTCCTGGGCCTTGCGCACGGCGCTGCCGCCGAGGAGGTCGGTCTGGCCGGCGGCGAAGGCGCCGGCGCCGTTGCCGACGCCGATGCGGGCGTTGGCGTTATTGAAGGCGGCGCCGGCGCCGGTGATGAGCGAGGCGATATGGGTGGCGCCCGCGTTGGTAAGAGGCATTCAGCCCTCCCCTCTCATGATTTGGACCGGGAGCTGCCCCGGCCGCCTGTCGCCGTCGTACTTGTCGAGCTGAAAGCTGATTTCGACCTTGACCGGCACGGTTTGCGCACCCGAGGCCTCGGCCCTGGCGATGGCGCTGTCGAGGAAGGCGACGATGTCGGCGGAGCCGGGCCGGGCCCGCAGGGTGTCGGCGATGGTCCTGGCGGCGGGAAGGTCGGGATGGTCGATCATCATCAGAACACCATCAGAACCACCGTGGGCGCGAGCGCAGCGGGCCGCGCTGCTCGCCCTTGGCGACCTTGTGCTGGAAGTGATCGAGGCGTTCGCCGAAGCGCTGGGCGAGGGGCGCGGCGAGCTCGGCGTTGTAGCTGTCGCCGGGGCGGAGGAGGATTTCGGCGGCGGCGCCGCCGGCGAGCTCCTTGGCGTAGGTGTCGACCAGGAAGTCGGGCAGGGCGACGGCGTTGGCGGCCGGCAGGAGGATCAGTTCGAGGTTGAGGGTGCCGGTGGCGCGGGCCGTGACGGAGACGGTTTCCGGGTTGGCCTGGGTGATCCAGCTCGGCGAACCGTCCTTGAGGTCCCAGCCGGGTTGCTCGCGGTCGAGCTGGTCCTTGCGGATCGGGGTGAGGACGTAGCGGGACTCGTCCTCGCCGGTGAAGCTGGCGGCGGTGATTTCGAAGATCTGGGCGCCTTCGGCCGGGCAGAGGCCGATGCAGTGCTCGGCCGACTTGATCTTGAAGCTGTCATTGCAGCGCCAGATGCGGGTGCGGCGGCAGAATTCGATCGCTGCGTCGCGCAAATGCCGGATGGCCATCGGCTCCGGGGTGTTCGGAGCCTGTTCCTGGACCCGCGGGATGAGCAGCTCGATGTCCCTCATTTGCCCTCGGTGCCGTTGCTGGCGAAGGGGACGGGCTTATCGGCCGGCGATTGCGGGTTGGCGCCCTCCTGGGCGATGCCGTCACTGGTTGGGCCGGGGCGCCCCTTGGGTTCGGCGGGGCCGATGAAGGTCGGGACGGTGACGGGCTCCTCGGCACGCTTGCCGCCTGGCCGGAAGGCGACGGCCTCGGGGCCGGTGACCAGGTGGGCGATGAGCTTGCCGTTCTCGAGGACGAGGACGTCGCCGTCGGCGATTTCGATGGCGCTGTCGGGCAGGCCGCGGATTGCCTGCTTGTAGCCGACCAGGCCGGTGGCCTGGTCGAGGGCGACGGCGATGATGTTGCCGACGACGCTGGCGCCTTTCTTGTCGGAGACGATGATGGTGAGCATTTTGGCCTTCCTTTCACGGCTTGGAGAGGTCGCTGCGGGTGGCAGGCGACGACGATCGCTCGGCGTTGGCCTTGAGGCCGAGCGCCTGGGCGTATTGCTGATAGTGGAAGGCACCGCGGCCGGGATCGGCGCCGATGTCGTCCTTTGAGTAGCAGCGGTAGCAAATGAAATCGAGGAGCGGGACGCGGTAGGGCTCCTGCAGCGCGATCGGCAGGTCGTAGCTGGCGATGACGTCGGCGGGGCCGATCGGGACGACGTCGGCCGGGACCATCGAGATGACGGCTTCGACCTCGATGCCGGGCTTGGCGCCGGGGTAGCAGTACCACTCCTTGAGCGGGCCGACCGTGTTGGCGTCGCTGTCGACGACGAACTGCCGGATTGAGCTGCGGAATGGCACGAAATCCGGGTTGGTCCAGTTGGGTTCCGAGAGGTCGAGCTGGTCGCGGTTGACCGGGGTGATGACGACGCCCTTGGGCAGGTTGCGGACGATGCGGATCAGGGAGAGGTGGGCCGGGTCGGTGAGCTTCTGCAGGACGCCTTCGACCAGGGCCAGGGTGACGGTCTTGGAGGTCGTGGCGGGCTTGGCGAGGGCGCAGGCGGCTTGTCCCTCGTTGAGCCAGGCGCAGAGCTCGGTGAGCGGCCAGCGGACATTGTCGAGGTCCTGCAGGATGACGCTCGCGTCGCGCATGATGGTCGAGGCGAGCGCGCTCATTCAGGCGGCCTCAAGCTCGGCGATGTTGAGGGCGAGGGTGGCCGAGGGGACGCCGTGCGGCTTGGCGATGCCGAGCTCCTTGGCGCGGGCGATCAGGGCCTTGCGGTCGAATTTGACCTGGGCCGGCGGCGTTGGCGCTGGCGATGGCGCGGGCGTAGGCGATGGCGTCGGCGTGGGCGACGACGCTGCGGGTCGAGCATAGCCGCCGATGCCGGTCTGGGCCAGGGCCTCGGGCGAGAGCGGGGTGATGAGCTCGGAATCCAGTTTACCTTGAACGCTGTTCTCGGGAATCTGGTTGACCGGGTGCGGCTCCGGGGCGGCGCCGTTGGTTAGCGGTGGCGGGGTCGCGGGCGATGTCGGCGTCGCTGGCGGCGGCGACGTCGCTGGCGCCGGCGATGCGGGGTCGGGTCCGGTATAGGCGGGATCGTCGCGGCGGAGGGGGATGTCTTCGAGCTTGCGGTAGAGCGCCGACGCCCCGGAAGCGAGGAACATTTCGACGTGCGGCTCTAGCCAGACCTCGGCGACCCGGCGGCCCTTGGCGTCGGGCTCGAAGTGATAGATCTCGTTGCCGATGGGGACGATGATCGGCCCGTCACGGTGCAGCACGCATTCGATCAGCACGGGATTGCCCTCCATTTTTGCGCGACGGGCGGCGTCCATCTCTGTCCGGGGGGACTTGATGTGACGCCGCCCGCGCTTACCCGGTTGGCGAAAGGAGGCCATCCAATTCCGACCGGGCAAGGGCGCATCCTCTTAGCACTACCGCGCCGCTCCGCGGTAGGGGCGGCGCGGCGCGGCGGGTTCACTATCAACCGCCTGGTCAGGTCGTCATGAACACCATGAGGTTGATATTGCCGGCGGCCGGGGTGGCGGCCGCGGCCTGGTACTTGATGCCGATCGAGCGATCGTAGGCGACCGGGGCGACCAGGAAGCCGGCGGGCTTGGTCATTCGGCTGGTCGCGGCGGGGACGCCGGCGAGGGTCGCGGCGAAATACTCGTTGCCGCAGGTCCGGGCGGTGACGGTGTCGCCCGGGGTGCCGGACATGATGCCGACGTCGAGGGCGAGGGTCGGCGAGCCGCCGGTGTCGAGGTCGTCGGGGACCAGGATCATGTCGGTCACGAAGTGGTAGGCCGGCAGGATGAAGGCGTCGATGATGTCGTTGAGGACGATCTGGGCGGCGAGCACCGGGATGACGACGCGGGTGCAGACCACGTCGCCGGCGATTTCGGCGTCGGTCTGACGGTTCGGGCCCGAGACGTAGGAAGATGCACGAATAGCCATTTGCAGAGTCTCCGAAGGGATGGTGGCAACGTGGCGGGCGCGACAATAGCGCGCCCGCCGGCGAGTCGTCCCGCCTACGGGTTCGGGTTGACGGCGTAGGTGTCGATGGCGATCACGCCGAAGTCGCGGTTGCGGAACCGGGTCTTTTTCGTCCCCATGATGGTTCCGGCCGCGATGTCGACCTGGTTCTCGAAGTCGGTGAGCTCCTCTTTCCACTGCATGCGCATGCCGCCGGCGGTGCCGTAGGCTGCGACGCCGGCCTGGCGGGCGAGGAGGAGGGCGCGGGCGGCCGGGAGGTTGACGGTCGCGCCGTAGTCGTTGAAGCGGATCACCGACTCGTGGCTGTGCAGCACGGCGTTGTTAATCATGCCGAGCGAGCCCTTGAAGATCGGGTTGTTCTTGCCCTCGGCGGCCGCGGCGGCCTTCTGGATGTCGAGCCAGGATCCGGGCGCGACCGAGGTCCGCATCGAGTATTCCTGGAAGGGCACCATGACGATGACGAAATGCGGCTCGCCGTTGATCGAGACGGGCAGCATGTTGGGGTTTTCGGGGTTCACGGCCCGGATCATCTGGGCCTTGACCAGGACGCGCTCGATGGCCTGAACGCTCATGACGTCGGCGCTGGTGACGTTGGCCTTGGCGGTGGCGGTGCCGCCGTAGACCAGGTGGTCGGTGTCGGGCGCCTGGATGGCGTTGCCGGCGTGGCCGACCCACGTCACGTCCTCGATGAAGTCCTCGTTGATGCCGCGGGCGCCCGACAGGTAGATGAACATCATCTCGTCGAGGAACCGGGCCCAATAGTCGCCGAGGCGGTCGCGGGCGACTGAGCGGAGGTCGTGGAGGGTGCGCTTGCGGGTCATGCGGCCGCCGGCACTGACCGGGGCGCGCATCTGGTCGATCATGACCTGGTCGGTGGCGAATTTCAGGTCCTCGCTCTTACCCTGGGCCCGGTCGTCGCCGTAGATCGGACGCTTGCGGAGCTGCAGGGAGAGGTCGAAGCTGATGGTGTCGCCGGCGGCACTGTCGAGGTCCGTCAACCGCTGAATGAAGCTGTTGTCGGTCGTGCCGATGAATTTCCTTTCCCAGTACGCCTTCTTGGCGGTGTCGATGAATAGTTCTGTCGACCAGCGCTTGACGGCTTTGGGATCGCCAACGGGAATTGTGGTGTCCATGCGGATGGGCTCCGTTTCCGGGTTTCGGGAACGTCGCGAGCCCATCCATGCGCTGGCGACCGCGTTGGTGTGCGCCGATTCTGGTCAGGCGAGCAAGCGGTGGTCCGGTTCGGGCTTGCCGGTGATGCCGATGATCGCCGAGGGGTTGGTCAGGCGGACGATCGGCACCGACTTGGCGGCGTCGAAGGCCAGTCGGACCTCGTCGCCGCTCTTTTTCTCGATGGTCAGGGTGGTGGGCCCGCCGATCGCCACGCTGTCGCCTACGCGCACGGTCATTTTCAGCATTGCGGGCGGGCCTACTCACATTCCCCGTTTTTCAGGCGACGGGCTGGCCGCCGTTCCATTCCAGATAGCCCTCGCGCTGCGCGCTGGTGAGGCGGCCCATGGCGTCCTCGTAGGCGAGCGGGTCGGCCTCCATCAGCCGGTCGAGGGCGGCATAGCCCGAGTTGTCGCCGGTGATGATTTCGGGGTCGCTGGCCGGCACCCTGGCGAGGGTCGGCGGGGTTGCCGGCCGGGTTGGGGTCGGCGGGTCCGGCGATCGCCGGGTGACCGCCTGGATGGTGGCCGGGTCGATGCTCTTGGGGTCGACGCCGAGGAGGGCGGCGGAGCCGGCGACGATGTCGGCATGGGCCTTGTCGAGGAAGGCCGGGTCGAAAACGTTCTTGCCGGCGCGCTGGGCCTCGGCCTGGCGCTCGCGGACCAGGCGGTCGAGGCGGGCGTTGAGCTCGGGGTTGTCGGCGTAGGCGGGATACTTGTCGAGGAAGGCGGCGACGTCGACCTCGATCCAGTTGGCGGCGCGCATGTCCTCGGCCTGGCCGGCGCGGGACGACTGCAGCATGACGACGGTTTCGGCCCTGCCGATGCGGCCGAGCTCGGCGGAGAATTCGGAGCCGGTGATGTCGCCGTCGTCGAATTTCTTGGCGACGGCGACGCGCTCGGCTTCGAGGGCGTCGAGGTCGGCCTGGGCGTTGGCGGGGGGTTGCCAGTCGGGGACCGGCGCCGCGGCGACGATTTCGACCTCGTCCTCCGCCTCGGCGTCGGCGGCAGCGGCTTCGGCGGCGGGATCGGCGGCTTCGGCGGCGGCGGGATCGGCCGCCTCGCCCTCGCCGGGCTGGATCGCGGCGGCGGCTTCCTCGTCGGTCAACAAGGCAAGGTCTTGGTCTGATAGTCCGGCCATGGTGGTTTGGCTCCCTTTCGGCTTGGTTCGGCCTCCTTTCCGATTGGGCGATGGGTGGGATCAGGCTGCGCGGCGCATGATTCCGGGCATGTTGTCGGGGGTGGCCGGCTGCGGGGCGAGGCCGCGGGCGGCCGCCGATTGCGGCAGGCCTGGGACGGTTTCGGCGGCTTGCTCCTCGCTGAGCTGCTGGGCGGCGGTTTCGATCTGGTCGAGCTTCGAGGCGTATCCGGCGTCCTCGAGGATGCGATCGGCGACCGGGATGATGCCGGGGGCGCTGATGATGTCCGCGGCGATGTCTATGGCGCCGCGCTTGGCGCCGCCCATCGAGGTGATGTTCGACCTGGCGGTGTCGGCGTCGGTCTTCTTGGCGGCGGCCTCGTTCTTGACCGCCTCGCTGATGAGCTTGCGGAGCTCGGCGAGGACAAAGTCCTCCTGGAGCTTCTTCTGCTTGGCCTGCTCCTCGGCCTTGGCCATGTCCTCGGGGGTGGGCTCGGTCTGGTCGGGGTCGCGCTGGCCGGTGATCGAGCGGATGCGCTTGACGATTTCCTCGCGGTTGGCGAGGTCCATTTCTTCGACCACCAGGTCGAGGATGCCGACCTGGACCTCGGGCGGCATCTTGGCGGTGGCTTCGAGCAACGAGTCGACGTTCTGCTGGCGGATGCTGGCGCGCCAGTCTCT